AGTACGACGCGCAACTGATCGCGCTGCGTGACCACCTTGCCGAACGTCTCGAGTCTGCCGCGCACCGTGAGGCCGCACCCCTGGCGCGTCAGCTCGCCATCGTGCTTGAGCGCATCGCCGCTCAGTCGAAGCCGGAGGTGAGCAGCGTTGACGATCTCGCCGCCAAGCGTTCACGTCGGCGCGCAAAGGCCACGGCTTCTTAGCGTTCCTGATTGCGTCTCGTCCGCAGGCCGCGAGGCTGTGGAGATCGCCGCGTCTGCCGGCCTTGTGCTGGACCCGTGGCAAGAGTTCGTTCTCGAGCAGTCCCTAGGTGAGAAGTCGGACGGCAACTGGTCGGCCTTCGAGGTCGGGCTGGTGGTCAGTCGGCAGAACGGCAAGGGGTCGATCCTCGAGGCGCGCGAACTCGCGGGGCTGTACCTGTTCGAGGAGCGGCTGATCCTGCACTCGGCGCACGAAGTCAAGACCGCGCTCGAGGCGTTCCAGCGCATCCTTCAGTTGATCGAGTCCACCCCGGACCTTGACGCTCGAGTGGCCCGCGTGGTTCATACCAACGGGCGCGAGGCCATCGAACTGAAGAACGGATCGCGGCTGAAGTTCGTTGCCCGGTCCACCGGCTCGGGCCGTGGCTTCTCGGCTGACTGCGTGATTCTTGACGAGGCGTTCCACATGCGCGAGGCGTCCATGAACGCCATGATGCCGACGCTTTCAGCCCGGAAGAACCCGCAGATTTGGTACGTCTCCACCGCTGTGAACGCGAACGAACACGCTCACGGATGGGTGTTGGGGCGGGTGCGGAAGCGCGCGCTCGAGGGTGGCGATCCGTCGCTGGCCTACATGGAGTGGTCGGCGGATGACGAGGTGTTCGCCGCTGATCCTGTCGCGGCAGCCCTGAATCCTGAACTGTGGGCGCAGGCTAACCCCGGCTTGGGCATCCGTATCACGCCCGAATATATCGAGAACGAGCATCGGTCGATGACCGCCGAGGGCTTCCAGGTGGAGCGCCTCGGCGTGGGCATCTGGCCCGCCCGCGCCTCCGAAGTGACCGTCATCCCCCTGGACACGTTCACCGAACTAGCCGACCCGGACTACCCGCCGCCCACGTCCCCGACGTTCTCCGTCGACATCTCACCCGACCGCGCTCGTGCCGCTATCGGCGTGGGCTCGCGGGGTGCCGATGGTCGGGCGCTGGTGGCGGTGGTGGATCACAAGTCCGGCACGGGCTGGATCGTGGACCGCGCTGCTGACCTGATCGCTGAGCGCGGCGGTGAGTTCATCATCGACCCGACCTCCGCTGCCGGCTCTCTCATCCCGGCGTTCGATGAGCGGGAGATCCCGTACCGCGTGATGAAGACGCTCGACGTGATCCAGGCGTTCGGCATCTTCGTGGACGCGGCGATGAACGGCGACCTCGTACACTTCGGCCAAACCTCGCTCATCGAGGCGTTGTCCGGGGCGAAGAAGCGTGACCTCACCGGGGGCGGTTCGTCGTGGGCGCGACAGCACGTCGCCATCGACATCACCCCGCTCGTGGCTGTGACCAACGCGCTATGGGGCGCGGGGACCGCTGAGACCGCACCCGACTACGACCCGCTCTTGAGCATCTACTGACGTGGAGGACTGATGGGCTTGTTCTCCCGCCGTAAGAAGGCCGACGAGCGCGCCATCTCGTATAACGACGTCTGGTCAACGGGTGGCGATGTCACCTCGATCACCGCGACCACGATGGACTCGGCGCTCCGGCTGGCCCCGGTGTATGCGTCCGTTCGACTCATCTCTGACCAGGCCGCATCCCTGCCGCTGAAGGCGTACCGCCAGTCCGGTGAACTGCGTGAGCCGATGGCCGCTCCCGAACTCCTGCGCTCACCCGCGCCGGGTGTGTCGCTGTTCACCTGGAAGCAGCAGGCCGTCTCCTCGATGCTTCTGCGGGGTAACGCCTTCGGCTACATCACCGCGTTCTCCGGCACCGCCGCCAAGCAACTCGTGTGGCTCCACCCGGACAAGGTGCATGTGGACGAGTCCACGGGCATCCCGATCTACCGCCACAACGGGCAGATGCTCGACTCGTCCCGCGTCGTTCACGTTCCCGGCCTGACCGTTGCCGGCTCCTGCGTGGGCGTGTCGCCCATCGCTGCGTTCCGCACGGTCATCGAGTCGGGCCTGTCGGCGCAGCAGTTCACGCGCGATTGGTTCGCTAACGGTGGGCCGATTGGTCCGGGCTCGCACCTGAAGAACACCGAGCGCACCCTGACCGAGGATCAGTCGCAGGTCATCAAGTCCCGCTACCGCGCGTCGGTGAAGTCGGGTGACGTGATGGTGACGGGCTCCGACTGGACGCTGACGCCGCTCACGGTGAAGGCCGATGACGCCGCGTTCGTCCAGACCATGCGCCTGAACGCCACGCAGATCGCGTCCATCTACGGCATCCCGCCGGAGATGATCGGCGGCGAGACGGGCACGTCACTGACCTACTCGACGGTTGAGCTGAACTCGCTCAACTTCGTCACCTACACCCTGCGCCCCTGGCTGGTTCGGCTGGAAGAGGCGCTGTCGGCGGTCATGCCGCAGCCGCAGTTCTGCCGGTTCAACGTGGACGCCCTGCTCCGCGCCGACACCCTGACGCGCTACCAGGCGCACGAGATTGCCATTCGTTCGGGATTCCTCACCACTGATGAGGTCCGGCTGATGGAAGACCGCAAGCCCCTCACGCCTGAGCAGCAGGACGACAGCGGGAACACGACTGGAGGTATGGCATGAGCAAGCCCACCGAGCGCCGTTCGGTGCGCGGCCTTGTCGAGGTTCGTGCCGCTGATGGCGCTATGCGAATCGGCGGCTATGCGGCCAAGCACAACACCCGCTCACAGAACCTCGGCGGGTTCGTGGAGACCATCGCCCCGACATTCTTCCGCAAGTCCGAGGGTGACGGCTGGCCGGGAGTCATGGCCCGCTACAACCACGACGACAACATGCTCCTCGGCACCACTGATGCCGAGACTCTGCGCCTGAGTGTGGACGACACCGGCCTGTTGTACGAGGTGGACCTCCCATCGTTCCGCGCCGACGTGTACGAACTCGTCCAGCGCGGCGACGTGCAGCGTTCATCCTTCGCGTTCATCACCATCGAGGACGACTGGAGCCTGGACGAGAACGGCTTCCCGCTCCGCACGCTGGTCACTGGCCGCACCGTTGACGTTGCCCCGGTGAACACCCCCGCCTACATGGACACCTCGACCGGCCTCCGCACTCTCGCTGAGGCCCGGTCCATCCCCGTCGAAGACGTGGCGCGCATGGCCGCAGAAGGCACCCTTGCCGACCTGCTGTCCAAGGCCCCCACGGTCATCGACCTCGGCATCCGCTCGGAGCCGACCCCCGACCCCGCCCCACCGGAGCAGCCCTCCAGCACTCCGTCCGGGCGCGTCCAGCTCTTGCTGCGCGAGTTGGAGTTGAAGAACAAGCAGTAACGCGGCAGGTCTTCGCCACCGCACCCACCACCACCTAACCCCCGTGCAACCGCCGGGGGTTTCTGCATACCTGAAGGGAGTAGTCGTGAACGACTACATCAAGCACCTGAAGGAGCAGCGGGCGAACGCCTGGGAGCAGGCCAAGGCCCTGCTCGACACCGCTGCCTCCGAGAACCGTGACCTCTCCGCTGAGGAAGAGGTCGTCTACGCCCGCATGAACGAGGAGATCGACGCCCTCGGCACCCGCGCCGAGTCGATGCTGGCCGACGAGCAGCGTGCCCGCGAGACCGCTGACGCGCTGTCGAAGATCGGCATTGAGAAGCCCGCCCCGAACGCTGACGACTCGTTCCGCCGGTTCGCCAACGGCGAGACCCGCTCGTTCGAGGTCCGCGACCTGACCAAGGGCTCGGCCACGGCTGGCGGCAACACCGTCCCGACCTCGTTCGGCGGGATGCTGTGGGAGCACCTGATCGAGACCGCAGCGATTGCCGGTGTCGCCACGGTGTTCAACACCTCCTCGGGCGAGAACTTCGAGGTTCCCGTCACGTCCACGCACGCCACTGGCGCGCTGATCTCGGAAGGCTCCACGCTCACCGAGTCGGACGCCGCGTTCGCCAAGCGCACGCTCGGCGCGTACAAGTACGCCTACTCGTTCCAGGTTGCCTCCGAGCTGCTTGAGGACACGGGCGTTGACCTGACCGGGTACTTCGCGCGTCAGGCCGGCAACGCGCTCGGCAACGCCCTCGGTGCCGACCTCGCCACGGGTAACGGTTCGTCCAAGCCCTCGGGCGTGGTGCAGACCTCCACCCTCGGCGTGACCGGCGACGCATCGGTGGTCGGTGTCCCGACCGCTGCCAACCTGATCGACCTCTACTACTCGGTCATCAGCCCGTACCGCAACTCGTCGAGTTGTGTCTGGCTGTTCCGCGACTCGACTGCCGCGAAGATCCGCAAGCTCGTTGACAACTCCGGCGGCGCTGGTGTCGGCAACTACCTGTGGACCCCGGGTCTGGGCGAAGCCCCCGACACGATCCTCGGCAAGCGCGTCGTGATCGAGCCGAACATCGCCGCCACCGCGCTCAGCGCCAAGTCTGTTGTGTTCGGTGACATGAGCCGCTACTTCGTCCGCATCGCGGGTGGCGTCCGGTTCGAGCGTTCCGACGAGTTCGCCTTCCAGAACGACCTCGTGACGTTCCGCGCGATCCTGCGCGGCGACGGTGTTCTGGGCGACCAGACCGGGGCTGTCAAGCACTACATCGGCAACGCGGCCTGATCCGTTGCTCGACTCTCGCGCATCAGTTTCGGCTGGTGCGTGGGGGCCGATCAACGGCTCGAAGGGAACGCCATGAAGGTTGAGATGAAGGTGCGACTGTCCGGCACCGTGAACGGCCAGGACTACCCGCAGCGCGGGGGTGTGCTGGACACGACCGACGCTCACGGCGCGGAACTGTGCGCCGCTGGCCTCGCTGTGCCCGTTGTCTCTGAGCCCGCAGTGGAGCGCGCTGTCGCCCCCGAGGTGGAGAAGCGCACCACGCGCAAGCGCACCGCCAAGCCATGACGTTCCGCAAGTGCGCCGTCTGTGAGAACGAGTCACGACCGCACCCGAAGAAGAGTTGCTCGGACGAGTGCGCCGCAGAAGCCCTGCGCGCCAAGTCCCGCCGCCACTATCACCGCACAGCCAAGCCACGGCCCCCCTTGCCGCCCATGGATTGCCATGTCTGCGGCACGTCATTCACCCCGCGCACCAAGACCGCGCGCTACTGCTCGGGCGCGTGCCGGGGTAAGTCGCAGATCGCGGCGCGCACGGCAGTCAAGGGGTCGCGTTGCTGCTACAAGTGCGGCGTCGGTGTTCAGGTCGCACCCAAGACGCCGGGGCGAGTGGTCTGTAGCGACTGCCGCGCCGAGCCGCTCAAGGAGAACCAACGGCGGAACGAGCGCAACCGCACGCTGCGCCGGTACGGGATAACCCAGGACGACTACGACCGGATGCTCACGCTGCAAGGTGGGCGCTGCGCGATCTGCGCGACCGATGACCCTGGCAAGAAGTCCTGGTGCATCGACCACGACCACGGCACAGGGGCGGTACGTGGCCTGCTGTGCAGCCTGTGCAACGTCGGCATCGGGAACCTGCGCGACGACACGGACATCTTGCTTTCGGCGGTGTCGTACCTGGAGCGCCACAAGGCCCTCGCTCAGACCGGCCCGCTCCGCACCCTGCCAAACGCCTAATCGTCCCGCCCTTGGTGAAGGGGAAGTCACCTGGGGCGGGTCACAACATCTGAACAGAAGGAGGGCTCGTGGCTGAGTACCCGAATGCCGTACCGACACTCAAGTCGAAGGCAGA